CATTCTCCAACCCCTTTCCCCGAGGATGGATGGCATCCACCGGGTACTCAGGTCCCCTGCCAGGGTTTACTGGCGCGTTCCCGTCGGACGTTCCACACGAGACCGGGGCGCAGAGGGACGCGTTGCCCGGGTTAACACTTTTCTGACGGGCGGGCATGTTTCGACCCCGCGACTGACGTGCGTCTTGACGACCCGGGGGACTTGTAAGCGGGGGGATGTGTCGGTACATTTGTCGCACCGGAACCGGCGCGTTTGCCTTATCCATCGCCCCGGAGGCCCGCCAAGGCCACCCGAGTAAGACGCACCCTACCATGGGTGCGTTTTGCTTTTCAACATAACGCAACATCAGAACGGGATGTCGTCGTCGAACGCCACCTCAGCCGGCGTCTGGCTCTTGATCGGGTTGGCAGCGGGCGCCTGACGATCGGCAGGGCGATCTTTGCGCTTCAATTTCAACGACATAAACTTGCCGTGTTTGCCGTCGCGCAGCTTGGCCGAGAGCCAGTATTCGACGCCCTCGACGTTAATCGAGCCTTGGTACTCCGGGTGCCAGTCCTCGGAACGCCGCTCGTTTTTACTAAGCGTTCCCGTGTTTGTGATGTCGTATTGCTTCATTTCCATCCTCCCATGTCGCAATTTGCACTTGACAAAACGATTTGTTACTCTTTCCCCGCATTCGAGGGCACACCGATACCGTCACTACCCTCACCCAACGCCCCGGGCCGGTTAGGCCGCCGAGCCCGGGGGCGTTTCACCACCCCCTTGATCGCCAGCTCCACCTGAAGCGCTCGCAGCGCCGGGATGCCTTTTCGCACCCAAACGTGCACCGCTTGGCGTGAAACCCCGAGCGCTCGAGCTGCTGCCGATGCCGTTCCAAAATGCTGAATCAGTGTGTGTGCGTCCATGGGTCGACTATAACCTTGTCGAAATTAGTTGACAAGCCCCGTCAACCGGGTTTAACGTGGTCACCGTCGATTAACGGGAGGTCACATGAACAAGTACGAAGATTTGTTTCACACGTTCTGCATTGCGTTTGTCGCGGGTGCGATTGGCGCGATCCTGATTGTTCTCTACATCTGATTGCCTGGGAGGGCACATGAAAGTTTGCATTGCTGCATTTGTTAGCTTCTCGACGAAACACGTTTTGTTTTGGGAAGCTGATTTCGCGCCGCCGAGTGACTGGGGGTATCGCGTGTCGGAGTACGTTGACGTTGAGCTGCCGGATCTTCCGCAGAACGTCATCGAGTCCCAGCGCGACGCCGCGAAGCTGGCCAAGCTGGCCGAGCTCGAGAAGGCCATCGTGGCTGTGCGAGGTGCCGCATGAGCCGCATGAAAGAGCACGTCATGGCTGAGATCGCCCAGATCGGTCGTGAGCCGGTGTCCGATCAGGTGTATCTCACGCTGGTCGAGGCGCTGGCCGACGCGCAGGCCGACATGAAGAACCCGACCTTCGACCGCGTTAATCCGCACTTCAAATCCAAATTTGCGAGCCTCGCGGCGGTCCGCGACGCCGTCATCCCGGTTCTGAGCCGTCACGGCATCGCCCTCACCCAGACGTATGCGCTGGTCGAAGGCGCCCAGATCCTGCGCACCACGCTGCACCGCGGCAACGAGACCATCGTGTCTGAGGTTCCGCTGCCGGCTTACACCAACAGCCAGCAGTGGGCGTCCGCGACGACGTATATCCGCCGCGTCAGCCTCATGGCGATCGCCGGCGTCTGCGGCGACGAGGACGACGACGCCGAGGCTGCCGTCCAGACGGCCCGTAAAGCCCCTGAGAAGGCCGCACCGGATGGGTTTGAGGCTTGGTGGCGGGAGTTCGAGGCCGCGGCTCAAAAGGGCTCTGAAACCCTCAAGGCTGCGTGGTCAAAGGCGCCGACCGAGGTCCGCACGCATGCGATGCAGACCCGCGGTCAGGCTTGGGAATCTTTGAAGGCCGCTGCGGCCAAGGTGGACGCATGAATCCGATCATCATTGAATGCGAACAGCGGACCCCGGAATGGTTCGCAGCGCGGGCCGGTCGTCTGACCGGTTCCGTGGCCGCCGACATCCTTGTTAAGCTTAAGTCGGGCGGTGAACCTGCCGCCCGCCGCGACCTTCGCGTCCAGCTGGCCGTCGAGCGCCTTACGGGAACCCCGATGGAGAGCGGGTTTACGTCCGCTGCGATGCAATGGGGAATCGACAGCGAACCCCGCGCTCGAGCCCGGTACGAGGCCGAAAGCGGCAACATCGTCCGTCAGACCGGGTTTGTCGTTCGTGAGGATCTGGCCGTCGGATGCTCTCTGGACGGCGATATCCGCTCGTTCGAGGGGATTCTGGAGATCAAGTGTCCCAAGAGCGCGACCCACGTGTCGTATCTCAAGGAACGCGAGCTGCCCAGCGACTACCGCGCCCAGGTCATGCACAACATGTGGGTCACGGGCGCTCAATGGTGCGACTTCGTGTCGTTCGACGATCGGATGCCGCCCGGATTGGACTACTGGTGCATCCGCGTGCCGCGTGACGAGGCGGTGATTGCGGCCTACGAGTCCGAAGTGCGTCGGTTCCTGACCGAGGTGGACTCCGAGGTCGGCCAGCTGCGCAACCTTCAGCAGGGCGGCAAATGAGTGACGTTGACGGTCAATGTGAATACGAATTTGTCCGGGAATATTTTGGGCATTTGTCAGATCGACGTTGTTTAAATCCCGGCCTGTTGAATTTGCACCACGGTCGTCGTTTGTGTAGTCGGCATCTAGATTTTGCGTTAACAGAGCTTTTTATTTGTTCAAAATGCAATTTGCATCGCGCTGACACGTATTGGAACAACCATAACGGTGTATGTCGTGATTGTGTTGATCGTTTGGACTTAGTGCCCGACCGATGGTCAGAACACACAATTTTAAACCGATGTGATCGTTGTGAACAATTAGGAAATCCAAAACACATAACTAGTCGATGCCATTGTTTTTGGGCAACTAACAGCCGTGGATATTATTACCACAACGGGATTTATTGTCGGAATTGTTGGAAATCTCTGAAAGCCAAATTCAAACGTATCGACAAAAAATCACAAGACGTTGCCGAATCTCGATCTTTAATTCGTCAAATAAAGGAACAATTACGTGTCAACAGCAATCAAGACAACGGGCCAGTTGCGAGAGTTTCTAGTCAAGATGATGCTCTGCACCAAAGAGGGCAGCATTGATTCGGACAAAGCTCGGAACATCACTAAATTGGCAGCTCAAATCAACGAATCTTTCTATTCGGAAATCAAGATTGCCAAAGTGATGACTGAGGCTGGCAATTTGGGCGACATTGCCAAATTGGGCGATTTGCCTATTAACAAAACCCATGAGTGAGGTGACGCAGGACCGGATGGAATCGGCGCTTGAATACCTTGCCGAGACCGACCGGGAATACGCCATTGAAAAGGCCGAGCTCGAGCGTTCCGAGATCAATCGGAAGCGCGTCCGGGCTCGGATCTTCCTCACCACCGACGGTACGGTCGCCGAACGTCAGGCCCGGGCTGAGACGCACGAGGACGTCCAAGCCGCTGACGATCGGCTGATTGAGACCATTCAAAAGTACGAGACGCTCAAGGCCCGTCGGGAGCGGGCCGAGATCGTCATTGACGTGTGGCGGTCGATCAACGCCAACCGGAGGAAATGATGGAATTTGATTACGAAAAGCGGCAACGGCAGCAGCGGAAATACGAGGAAACGTGTGATTACCTTAGTGCTTTGGCCGTGTTGACCCTCATTTTGTGGGTCATCGTGCACTTTTTTGGCAAATAAGGGGATTATTTTATGTATTTGGTCAGAATTCCTGACGATGGACCCATCGGTTCGTGGCAGATCGACGAACGGGAAATCGTCTTTCAACAAGTCAAAAAGCAGTTTGTGCCGACCGTGAGGGTCCGTCAGGCCCGCGCATGGCGATACAACGGTGACGCAGTGCCAGGCAAGGGCGGATGGTCGGCCATTGCCAGCACCGAGTCGGCGGCGTACCTGTTGGCGGCCAACGCCAAAAACTAGAAACGATTGACCCCCGGTTGCCGAGGTCTTACGGCCTCGGCTTTTTTATGGAATCGGCCCACTGTGCGGCGTTGTCGAGGCGGGCGGCGTCGCGGGCGCAGGCAGCAAGAGCTTCTTCAATCGCTCGAGGTACGGGGTCGATTCGGCTGGGCTCGACAGGCTGGCCGGCGCTTCGCATGGAACACGCACGTAGACGGTCTTCGTAGTCGCGCACCCGGCGACCCAGCTCGTCACCAAACAGCCGAGCAGCAGCCAAGCTAGACGTATTCTGGGCATCTGCAATCTCCTTTAGCCGTTTTGACTCATCCAGATCCCGCTGCAACGCGGCCCGCATAGATGTTAAATCGGTTTTAAGTTTTATTACCTCAGCACGGGCGCTGTTGCGTTCGATCCGGTACACGCCGGCGATCGCCATCAAGACGACGACCGGGATCGTCCACCAGAACCGCCGCAACAGCGCCAGCCAGATCATGAGTCGAGATCCACCAGACGGTTGAGGTACCACTGCGCCTTGCGGACGTCTTCAGGACCGCTTTTGTGCGCTTCTCGCCACGTGTACTTCATCACGTTGCCCTTGAGGTAGCCGCGGAACTCTTCAACCGACAGCGCGGCCTCGATGGCGTCGATCGCTTCAATCTCGCCCTGGCGGTAGTGCAACGGACTTTCGACTATGGAATAGGTCTCGTCAATCTCGATTTCGCTGGCTTTCTTTTTTCTCATGACATTTCCCTCAATTAAATTTTCGACGTAAGTAATCAATGGAAAGCGGCATAAGGTCGTAGGTCCCGTTTCGGACTTCATTGAGGACGACAATTCCGTTCCATTCGGAAGTCTGGACGTCTTCGGGTCTGTAACTTTCATGATGTAAATAAAAACGTCCGCAAACCAATCCGTGAGCCACGTGGTCCGGGTATTGCTTTGACGCATACAAAAACCCTTGCTGATGGCCTTGCACAAAAGATCCGCCGATCGCGTTCAACCGGTTGACGATCGTGCCGCCGATCGGGCGACCGTTGTACGGGTTTGGGAAGTAATGGCAATACTTGATGCCGTCGATTTCTACAATCTTGAGGAACGGATGGCGTTGAAACCCGGGGGTTTCAAGGCTGGCGCTCGAGATGACGCCTTCCCACTTGGGATCTCGGAAGATCGCCCGTTCCAATCGGTTTTCGTGGTTGCCGAACAGGAAATGGCACTCGGGGTGCCATTGCTTTCGGTGCCCCGCCATTAGTCGCAGCCGTTTTGTTTGCAACGGGCCTACGAGCTTCAGAAACGCCTCGTTTCCAACATCGATGTCTGGCTTGACTCGGCGTCCTTCGGCCTCCTTGGAGCCCGGTGCGTCGTGGGTGGACAACGACGGTAGATCCCACCAGTCGCCAATAATGACAATGACGTCTGGGCGGTATTCCAGAATGGCGTTGGCCGCCCATCCGATGTGCGTCGTGTCCGACCCGGGCCTTATCTGGGTGTCCGGGATGATGAGGTGGCGTCGCACATCACTTCTTGGATGACCGTTTTCGGGCGGCCTTCGGGTATTCGCAGCTGGTCAGGGCTTGATGCAGCATCCCGGCCAGCGTGTCCACGAACTTCTCGTCGTGCGACAGTTTGTGATTCATCAGGTGCAGGGCCGCATGCAGCAGCTCGTGCATAAACGTGTGATCGCCCCGGGTGCCGTCGTACTCGGCCAAAAGGTCGATTTTGTGGTTGAGCGGGTCCCAGACGCCGACGCAATCGTCGCCGTGCGGCCATTCAGACTGGTGGATCTTGTTGACCTCAATCCGATGCCCGAGCAGATGAAACGCCGCCGGGATGTTCATTCGGACACCGCCACGGCCACGATGCCGGCCACCAGCGTGCCAATTGACGCAATGTCGGCAGCCTGCTCGCTGGTTACCCGGTGATGCAGCAACGCCAGCATGGCCGACACACCCGCCCACGATGACGGCTCTTTGAGCCGGTCAACGGCGTACAACCCGATCTTTTTGAGTCTGTCGATCATGCGTCCGTCCCCTTCTGCATGAGTGCAGCTAACCGAACCGCTCGACCCTTGACCTGCATGGCCCATTTGCTGTCCAGCATGGATTGCGCCGCTGCAACATAATCTTTTGCGCGAATGGATGCAAATAAGTGTAAGAAATGTGAAAACTTTTCAGGACCAAGGTTAAACATCATTTCAAGAATCACGGACTGCCGGACCGTGTCCAAGTCCGCATAAAAGTCCAGTTGGCGACACGCGGCGTCAGCGTTTTCAAGCTGAAGCCTGCAAACGGCAGCCGCGAACGGCTCTGGCCAGCCGACGTCCAGCGCGCAGCCGTAACCGATCGTTGAAACCCCGACCGTGTCTTTGTACGGGAACTGGCGATACCCCTCGGCCTGTTTGACCCGGGGCAACGCAAGTTCGAACGCTTCACTCATTGCGGGACTCAAGCCGCGAATACCGCGTGTAATGGAACGCCAGTGCGTAAATGCCCGACACAAGCGCAATGCACAAAACGATGAATTGCAACACCGCATTGGCCTCGGCCAGATGGCTGAGACCCCATGCGGTCCACGTCACAACAGCGGCGCTGTCAGCGGTTTTTGAACTTTCCACGGTTGTCACTTGAGTGCGTTTTCGACCTGAATGGCCTCGGCTTCGACCTTGGCGCCAGCTTTGCGGAACGCAAGCCAGCCGCCGGCAAATCCGAGGACGAACGCGATCAGATTGGTGTAAATGAGGGTCATGGTTTTCTCCGTTTGTCGTCGTCGTTGTCTGCGTGTTGAACAATTGCCCACAGGCAAAAAATAGCCACTACCAACAGCGTCACGATGGCCCGAACGCAGCTCATGCGATCGTCACCGTATGCGATCCGCTGGTGCCAAACAGGTTGGTGCCTGGCGTCGTCAGCGTAAACCTGAACAAAGTGTAATAGGGCTGGTAAGTCGTGATTGTGACGAGGGTGCTGGCGCCGATCGCCGTGGAGTCGATCGTCAGGCTGTTGACGAGGCCGGTGGTTGCCGATCCGGCCACCGCGACCGTGTACGTGTAGGCGCTCGATCCACCCGACCCGCCGTCACCAGCGTATACGCCGACGACCGGATAGCCGCGCAGGGTGGGGTTGGTCGGAGTTGAGCTTCCGATTGCGCTAGAGGGGCCGTAGATGGCACCAAAATTGGGAGTCTGGAGCCAGCCCCACCACGTGTAATCGTTGACCTTCGACGACGACAACCCTACGCCCGTCGTGACGTTGGTCAATGCGCCGCCGCCACCGCCGCCACCGCCGGAGCCACCCGAGACCTGCAGTGTGAGCGCGGCAAAGGTCATGCGAAGTTCTTGAGGAGCGTGCAGTACCAGCTCGAGGTCGACGCCCGGTAAGTGGCCACGAGGATGTCGACCGAGTTGGCCGCGGTGGACAGGACGCCGGCGGCCGCGCCAACCCACTTGAACGATGCCGGCCAGAAGCCCGTGATGAGCCGCGACCCCGTACTGTCTTGGGTGATGAACCAGTTGATGGTCTGGCCGTCTTTCGGGTTGGTCAGGGTGGGGGCGACCGTCACGTTGGCCGTGAACGTCGTCGTAAACACGTTGGACTGGCTGCAGTCGATCGCCATGGCGGTCGCTGAGAACCCCACGGCGTAGGGGGTGGTTGCAGCCCAACCGGTGAACTGAACGCCGTTCAGCGCGGTTATACGGGCCGCTGGCAGAATGCCAGACGTGATGTTGGACGCGTTGGTCGTGTCCGTGGTGGCCGAGGCCGCCAAACCGGACACTTGCGACGCCGTGATGGCGATCGCGGCGGGGTCGTTGATGCCGGTCAGGTTGTCAAACGTGCCGCCCGAAATGACCGTGCCGGTCGTGTCGGTAAGACAAATCTTGAGCGACGTGCCACTCGGCACCCAAATCGCGTTTGGCAGCCGGCCATTCGACTGCAAAACGACCGGATTGCTGTTGGCGACCGTGAGCCCCGATGTGGTGTAGGTGACCACAGGCGTCGTGGTGCCCGCGACGTAGGTGTAGAGCTTGTAGCCGCTGCCGATGATGCCTTGGTCGGTAAAGACCTGCAGGGTGTTGGCGACGGGGACGAGGTATCCGAGGGCCATAATGGTTTACTCGTAGGTGAATTCGGTTGCGTACCCGTGCTTTTGCAGCTCGGGAATCTCTTTTTCAAGTTTTTCGCCAATGTCGTCGCGCCACATCAGGTCGGGAACGTGGATGTCTTCGATGACCTTGTAGGCGCGTTCGGTGGCCTGCTTGACCGACTTACCGGTGCCCGTGACGACGGCAAGGTAGTCGCCGCAGGACGCCCACATGTCCTTCATGACAATTTTGTCGCCGTCCATGTCGGGCATCTTGGCCATGCGGATCGACTGAGGCGCGATGAATCGCCGGTTCTTCGGCGTCACGCCGTAAAACGGGATGTCCAGCGTCTCTTTTTTGGTACGGTCGGAATACGGGTAGTCCGGCTGGGCAACGACGATGCCGCACGCGATCGCGGTCGACACGTCCATCGTGTCCTCACCGTTGCAGGCGTCCAGCATCCATTGCACCGGGTCGCCCTTGTGGGTCGCCAGCATGATGTTAAACGCAGGCCAGCCCGGGCGCATGGTGAACTCCAGCGGCCACGCCTTGCCCTTTTCATCAACGATGCAATTGACGTCCACGTCGCCAAGGTGGCCCAGCTCGAGCAGGCTTTGCTCCAGCGGCGCCAGCACTTCGTCGAACAGGATCGACTCGTTGCAATACTTCATGATCGTGCCGGCCTCGCCACAGTTCGGGCCGCAATTGCCGGACAACAGTTTCTTGTGTTCGAAGTTCTCGTTAGGCAGGCCGACCCAGCCGTCGGAGCCGAGCCAGTGGCTGACCGCGAACTCGTGACCCGGGATGAACTCCTGCAACATGCACGGGCCTTTCAGGGCCATGCCGAGCTTTTTCCAACGCTGGATGCGGGCAACCATGTCGGCGGGCGACTTGCCGACGTAGGATAGCGACTTGTCTTCTTCAGACCCGAGGGTCTTGAACACATGCCGATCCGACGATCCCCACTGGTACGCCAGAGCGTCATCCAGCGACTTGAAGGTTTTGAACGGCGGGCACTCGATGCCGTGTTCCTCGAGGAACTTCATGCCAAGCTCGCGCTTGATTTCGAGGTCGGCGCTGGCNTNCGACGGCCCGAAAAACTTGACGTCCCCGTTCTTTTGGAACACGCCGATNCGCGGTAAGAACTGGTCGTTGCCGGTCATGAANACNAGGTCGGCCCATTTCATGNACGTNGCCCAGTTGTCGACGTGTTCAACGCCTGGGAACCCGCGACCCGGCTCAACGTTGCCGTCTGCCTTTTTGTAGTAACGAACCTTGTGGCCCGCTTGGACGCAACGCAGCACGAAGTCGAGCCCGCAGCCGCTGTCCTCAAGTTCGATACAAAGCACTTTCATTGCTGCTGATCCTGCTGGCCGGCGGTGTAGGGTGCGGTGTAGCCGGCGGGGCGCATTGTCGCGGACACGCTGCCAAGCGTTTGCGGTTGACGCCGCGCCGCTTCCTCAATGGGATTTTTGACGGCTTTACGAGCCACGCGGCCCGCTTCACCGGCTTCTTTCAATTTGGCTACACCCTTCACGGCACCGGCGATAACATCTGTCCCGAGATATTTGCCGCCCAATCCGCCCAGCGTGTCCAACATGGAAATCATGTTCTTGAACGTGCTGGAACCGCGCCAATTGTTCGGCGCTTCGGTCTTGAGAATCTCCAGCGACTCGACGATGTCGGCAACTTTCTTGGCCCCGGCTTTGCCGAACAGCACTTCTAGCTTTTCGGGCCCGATCTCGTTGACAGCATTACGGAATGCGTTCCATTGCACGTTGGGATCGCCGACCGAGTTCTTCGGGCTTCGCGTTGCCTTTTCCAGCAGGTAATCAGCGGTGGCAGCTCGCAGGTCATCAAAGGCCGCAGCGCCTTTCTTTGCAACAATCGGTGAGCCGCCAAGCAGCGATTTTTTCAAAGCCAGCAAGTCGTCGACGGACCCCCGCACGACCGACTGGCGCCAGACGTCTTCAAGCGCGACCGCTTGTTCACGGGAACGGCCACGGGTGCGGATAATGTCGTTAACCGCTTTAGTGCGTTCAAATTCTTCGCCGACCTTACGGCGGGCAGCTCGAGCCTTGGCATACCATTCGCCGCCCGAGTCCTTGGTGATGTCGTCAATCAGATCCGTGACTTCGCCGGCGTAGTAACCCTTGTCGCCACCAGCCTTTTTGGCCGCGGTAGCCGCTTTGCGGACGATCTCCAGCTCTTTAAGGGTAAGGTCGCGGGTCAGCGTAACTTGGCCGTTTTCGACCGTGTACGCGTCTTTTGGCAATTTGCGGGTGACGTAGCCCACCAGTTCAGGATCGGCATGGTTGTTGACGTAGTCGCCCAGCGACGTCGCCTGTACCGGTGTGTCACCCGCGTTTCGTTCGGCAATACCGTATAGGCGGGTGACGCTGCGTTGCATA